GACGAAACAGAAGTCACTGCAATAAGCGCAAGTGATGAACAAAACAACCAAACCGAAAGCGAGGTCACTTCAATGGCAAATCCAGAAGAAGTAACTCCAATGGTCGAAGCTGCGCCAGAAGTTGCAGTGGAAGCCTCTAGAGCAGTAGCAACACCAGTTGCTTATGCAAAGCCACGCGTTAACACAAACGTAACAGCTGGCGAAGACGCAAAAGCACAATTCAATGCAATGCAAGGCAACCAAGATGCACGCGATTTAGTTGCAGCAATTGATGCAGCAACCACATCCGAAAACATCGGAGTTGTACCACCAACATACCTACGCGATCTAATCGGCATCATTGATAACTCAATGCCATTTGCTGACTCATTAGAGCAAGGTGTATTACCAGCATCCGGAATGAAATTTTACCGACCAGTTCTAGGTGTTCAGGCCACGACAGCTGTGACAGCAGAAGCAGTTGAATTTGATTCAACCGATACAACAATTACTTCAAAAGAAATTGATGTTGTAAAAATTGCTGGCGCAAACAAAGTATCTGTTGAACTTCTAGACAGATCAGACCCAAGTTACCTAGACACCCTCTTAAGAGAACTAGCTGCATCATGGGCTCAAAAAGCAGATGCATACGCATTCTCAATTGCAGTAGGTGCACCAGGAACTTCAACTGGTGGAACACTATACGCAGCAATTGCAGATGGTATTGCAGATTCATACGGCGTACTACGCAAGACTCCTAACAGATTCCTTGCAGACACCGGAAACTTTGCTGAATTGTTAGCAGCAGTAGATGGTTCACAAAGACCACTATTTGCAGCAGCAATGCCACAAAATGCAGCAGGTCTAATGACCCAAGGTTCAACAGCAGGAACAATCGCAGGATTGGGATTAGTTGTTGATCCAAACATTGACACAGGTACAGGTGTTAAAGGCGTTGTTTATTCAAGCGATGCTGCAACCATGTACAAGTCAAGTGCATTCCAACTTCGCACCAATGTTGTTTCAACAGGTGAGGTCGAGATTGGAATTTATGGTTATGTTGCAACATGTGCAAAATACCCAACTGCATTCCGTAGTTTGACTGTTGCTTAATTAGCGACCAAAAAGTTGCCTGGCAGGTTAGACCCCTGTCCTGCCAGGTAACACCACACGAAAGGTAAGACATGGCAGAAATCATCACACCAGCAGAATTAAGAGCTGCACTCAATAATGTTTCATCAACCCTTTACAGTGATGCCGTCTTAACCGAAATTATTGACACAGCCGAATCAGTTGTTGGCAATCTTCTAGTTCAATGGAACGCACCAATTGACAAACATTACACAGAGAGTGCAACTTCAACAGTTTTGCATTCAACCAAACCACACAAACTTTACGCAACACAAGTAGTTGTAATCTCCGGTGTTACTGGACACAATGGATCAAGAACAGTATCTGAAATTGTTGATGACTTTACTTTTAAAATCACAACAGCAGGTGCAACTGAACATGAGTGGAGAAACATTATTCCTAATGGCCTTGCAACAGTAAATGGCCTTTCACAATACGCAGATGTTGCACCAGTTGAATCAGCTGTGTTAACAGTTTCATTGGATGTATTCAAAGCACGCACAAGTGCAGGAAGCACCCAATCCGGACTGGATTTTGTCCCTCAACCTTATATTTTAGGCCGTACCATTCAAAACAGAATTGTTGGAATGCTAGGTGCTTACATAGATGTTGAGGCGTTAATCGGATGACAACTCTTGCAACAGTTCGCGCAAACTTAAAGACAGCAATTTTATCAAACAGCAATTATTCAGTTGTTGATTTTGGTGCAGAAGTAATCACAACACCATCAATCATGATTGCTGCCGGTAATCCTTGGCTTGAGCCAGTAACAATTGGAAACAACAAAGCCTGGCGCGTTAATTACATACTTGAACTTGTTGTCGCACCAAATAGCAATCCTGGTGCATTGACACAACTTGAAACAATGGTTGCAGCTGTGCTTCCTTTGATTCCACAATCTTGGCAGATTCAAAATGTTTCGAGCCCAAGGATATCTCAAGCAAACACAAATGATGTTTATTTGGTTGAAATATCAATCACTACAATCTACAATCCATAAGAAAGGAAAGAAATGCCAACATCAGTTATCACAGGCAGAAGTATTGCCTTAACATACAAAACTGTGAACTATGATGATCAAATCATCAGCGCAACAGTAACACTAGATGATCCAAACTCAACTGTTCAAACCTTGAATGGATTAGTTGATTATGTAGTGGACAAAGAAGTCGGTTCAGTAACACTTGAAATCCTGCAAGATTGGGGAGTGTCAGGTGGATTCTGTGACGCACTTTGGACAGATGCAGACACAAGCCCAACCACAACACAAGCAATGACAATTCAAATCAATAGCAAAACTATGACTTTGACTGTCTTGCCAAAGCGACCAGATTTTGGTGGCGCAGCACCGGATGCATTAACTGTCTCAGTAACAATGCCAATCCGATCAGTATCAATCGCGTAACTAACGAACAGGGGTCACCTAATGTTTAAGATTCAAATAGAATGGAAACTAGCAAATGGAAAGTCTTTTGAAGAATGGACTATTCCATGGGAAATTGCACAAGCTGAAAAGGAAACTGGCACAACTTTCCTTGAACTATTCAAACGAGAATTGCCACCATCAATTGAACAACAATTCTGGTTGGCCTACCAAATGCAAAGAAGAATCAGTGACAAGCCAGTTGGCAAGTTTGAAGATTGGCGATCACAAGTTGTTCACATCAATTCAAAGGACTTTGCAACAACAAATTTTACCCAGCCGGAAGCATAGACAGGACTTTGATAGAACTGGCAGTCATTTCGCGCCAGCCATTGTCAGAGTTCAAAACGCTTTCGGCAGAGCAGGTCTCAACAATTGCAGATGTGGTGAATAAGTTTCATGGCAACTAGACCATTTGAAATCAAAATCAAAGACGCTGACATCAACGCCATTCGTAAGACTTTTAAAAACATGGATGAGATTGCTCAGAATGACATGAATCGTGCAGCTCAACAAATTGCAATTGAAGCAGCCTCAGCCGTTGGCTCAGCTCTACAATCAACACCACAAGGCCAAGCAATTGCCAGATCAATCAAAGTGTCACCAAAATCAAAAACACCATTCTTCACAGTTGGTGGAAGTTCAGTGAAACTTAGAAATGGAACACCAGTTGGCGAAATTGCATTGGGTGTTGAATTTGGTGCTTACCAAGACAGGCCACGCAAAAGAAAAGGCAAATCAACAAATTATGTTGGCTACCGACAATTTCAACCACGATCACCACGCGAGGGCAGAGGCAACGCAGGTTACTTTATCTTCCCAACACTTAAAGCATTACAACCAGAGATAACAAGAAAATGGGTTGAACAAGTTGATAGAATAAGAAAAGAATGGCGCGAAAGGAACTGACATGGCAGACATTAGAACACTGAAACTGCAACTACTAGCAGACACAGCGCAATTCTCTACTGGCTTAGATAAAGCAGCAACAAACACAACATCATTTACAAACAAAATTGACAAAGTTGTTGCCACAGCAGCCAAAGCATTCTTAGGCCTTGCAACAGCAGTTGGAACAGCAGCATTTGCAATTGGTGTCAGTGCAGTTAAGGCTGCGATTGAAGATGAAAAAGCCCAGGTTAGTTTGGCTCAAACTTTACGCAATACAACCAAAGCAACAGATCAACAGATTGCAGCGACAGAAGATTATATTGATGCAACTGCTAGAGCAACAGGTGTTGCTGATGATCAGTTAAGACCATCCCTTGACAGGTTAGTTAGATCAACTCAAGATGTTACTAAAGCACAAAAACTTCAACAACTAGCATTAGACATTGCAGCCGGTACAGGTAAAGACTTAGCAGCAGTTACAGAAGCCCTTGGCAAAGCCTATGACGGCAACCTGGGTGCATTAAAGCGTATTGGTGTACCACTTGATGAAAACATTGTTAAGACCAAAGATTTTGATGCAGCAGTCATTGCATTGTCTGAAACATTTGCAGGACAGGCAGCAGCAGCAGCTGAAACATTTGCTGGAAGAATGCAAAGAGTTCAGATTGCAGTTGATGAAGCCAAAGAACAAATCGGATTTGCTTTACTTCCTTTCATGGAAAAACTTGCCAAGTTTGTCACAGATAATCTTGTGCCAGCACTTGAGGGCTTAGTCAATGGATTAACCAGATCAGGCAAACAAGGATTAAAACTGAGAGAGAATATAAAAAAGAAGGTACCGCCCCGGAGTTCAATGTCGGAAGTTATTCTGAATCTTTTAAGGAAAGCGGACCCGAGTCTGTTTAAGGGGGAATCCAATGGATGAATTAGATCTCTACACGCTACAAGTCGCTATTGAACGTGCGCAAGATGAGTGTGCAAAAGCAATGGAACTTCTCAAAAGGCTTAAAAGAGAAAATGAGGAAGAGAGAATGAAGGCGAGTATGGCCAAATCTATTGAACTAGGACTCTACAATGACGACATTGATCGATCGCTCTAAGTTTATCGGGGGAAGTGACGCAGCGGGAGTTCTTAACTTATCTCGATGGGATACTCCATTAAGTGTGTGGGCTGAAAAAACAGGGCAATTCATTAAGCCGGAGGTGGAAAGTGAAGCAGCGGAACTTGGAAGAGAACTTGAGGATTATGTTTCTAAAAGATTTTCTAGAAAAACTGGGAAAAAAATCTCGAAGTCAGATGGAGGCTATGTTCATCCGGAATATTCATTCTTGGGTGCAAACGTTGATCGACTTGTTGACGGTGAGGACGCTGGATTGGAAGCAAAAACATGTTCGGCTTGGAAAGCGAAAGAGTGGGAAGGCCAGGAGATCCCGCGAGAATACATAATCCAGTGCTACCACTACATGATGGTGACGGGAAAAAAGAAGTGGTATTTAGCTGTTCTTATTGGAAATCAGGATTTTAAGGTCCGCGAGATCCATTGGGATGAGCGCATCATCCAAGACATGCTCAAACGCGAGGTTTCCTTCTGGACGGAGTTTGTCGAAACGGGGATTATGCCCACAACCATTAGTAGAAAAGACACCGACACGTTGGATGGATTGTTTCCGGCTGCGGTGGAGGGACAAATAATATCGCTTCCGGATGAAGCGAATATTCTAGTAGAGAATTTAACCGCATACAAGCAAGATCTTAA